GACCTATTTACAGCAAGGTACTCCGTCTTCTAAAGTTGCGACCTAATCTTGGGGTAAAGAACAAACTCCCAAGTTCAGTCAAACTTTAAATTCGGTCTTTACCTCACGACGCGTCTCATCGCCGTACACATGGGTCACTCATGTGATTCTGTATAGCTTGGTATGCTGCCACCATACAGTATTTCCTAAATTATAACAAATAACAAATAAAATAATTACTAATAGGGATAGGAATAATTTAACCTATAGTAATAATAAAACAAATAAAAATATATATATGAATTATGAAGTGGGGGTCAATGTATATTTAAACAAGATGGGAGCACCTGTGAAGAAATAAAGTGAAAAATCTTCACCAGCTGCAACAAAATCGTTAAGCATAACACCATTCTGAGTTCCCTGATAAGTACCAGCAACACCAACTTCATGAGAGTTACAGTTCAAGTTCTGTGCACTAATCAACCTCGAATAACCAATTCTTCCTTGATTGTAAAATGGAAGCTCTACCTGCATAACTGAGTTTCCAGTCAAATACTGGACACTCGTTCCAGCAGCAGTATTCGATGTCAATGCTAAAGCCATTTCTTTCGAATTTGCCTTTAACATATCTTGTCTAAAGGTAGATCCATTACCAGTACCTAAGAAATGTCTACGAGTAACAAACCCATTGAAAGTCGAAAGTCCAAGATCTGTAATACAAACATACTTATGTCTCATTGCACCTCTATATCCAGCAAAAGCAGGCATAAAATAGGCAATAGGACTTTTAAATCCTAAAGTCAATTTTTCTCCACCATAAAGATCAGAATTATCCAACCCACCAGGATCATAGCCTGTTTGATATGGTAAATCTTTATTTAATAAAGCAGAATATGAATATAACGATCTAACATCGCTATGAGGCAAAATCCAAGATCTGACTAAAGTATAACGTTTGCATAACTCTCGTAGACTTGTTGGTGTCTCTCCATAGAAAACATTCATCATCTGATCACTTTCTGGCATAGTCTTAGTCAATGTTGTAGTTATAACAGATTCTCCTGGTTTATCGGTCGAATCTGTATTTTCCATACCTGACTGAGAATTCAATATACCAGGAATGTCAGGAAGAGGTTCAATAAACAAATGGTAATGATTTAGCCTATCAGATACAGGATCTGCAAATTTTGCATCATCACACATCGAAACATAAACATTTATCTGAATTGTCGAGATAGATGCTGGACAAACAAGTTCATTCACAACATCCACTTCGAGCACACCATTATGTTGTTTACTACTATCAGTGGAAAGCCTTGCAGGACCTGAATTGAACCAATTGTTACCAAAATCCATCTCAGGCACTGAAAGAAATGGTGATTTCTGACCCCAACCAACAATAACTTCAAAATCCTCTTCTTCGGAAATATCTACAATACGACTATAATTCACATTATAATTAACTGCTGCACTTCCAAAGGAATTAGGATCATATCTCACGACAATACGTCCTTGATGATAATTGGATCGCACTACCTGAAATCGAAATTTGATGGAACCCTGCCAACTCTTGAAGTAATTCATGATAAATGCCATAGATGTAGGATGGATTTCCTCACCTAAGGCTCCATGCAATGAAGGGTTAACCCTACACTGCCA